ATGTTGGACGTGACCGTAACTCCTGATACTGAAGTAATGTTGCTTAGTTTACCTTTGTAGACAGCTGTTAGGTTTGATACCCATTGCATGTCCACGCTTGTGCTGGCACTGCTTACTCCACCAGAATATGTAGTGTTTGTAAGATGGGTATAGCAATCAAGATGTGGGATAAACGTGGCTGGGTCTGGAACCTTCACCTCGAAATCCATTACCTCAACTTGGTATTTACTGTTTCTGTCTACAACCATATAAAGCTTCTTATTGATCCAGTGGATCGCTTTAATTGATTTGGTCTTTGGAAACACCCACTTCGACCATGCGCTCTGTATTTTATCAGAGCCGTTCATCATCCATTTGTAGCTGTAGAGCACGGCTCCGGTTTCGGACTCGATCTGTGAACCGTCGTAGCCTGTGTCCGTCAGAACAACTGCAAGGTTGTCATAAGAAGACACTGCGATCTTTCGGGGTGTCTTCTCAATGTACGAATTAACGTTAGCGGTTAGGTCTAATCCCTCATACTGATCCATCGTGCTGGACATTGACGTCTTGTAGTATTCACGGATACCGCAATACTTCGAGTCCGCCTGAGCGAATAGAATAGTTTTGCCTGTAGCAACTGGGGGACACGAAGCCGAAGCGTTGGAATACTCCGTTGTCAAGGTCGAGGTGACTGACGTTGGAGTAAGCGGTGAGTTGTCGGATGTGCCGAGAACAAACTGAGCCTTGTCTCCAAAGAGAAGCAGCCGGTCTCCTTGTGCTACTGCCTTATTCAAAGTAGATACGGATGTGCTCAACGTACCGACGTCGATTGGATCACTGTCAATAGTCTGTGCTACCGATGTCTTAAAGAAGTTGAAGTACGCACCTGCTTCACTCATGCAGACTTTGTCACCTGCGAGGAACCCAAGACGGTTCTTGAAGAAGAAGATGTCTTGAATGGTGCGCCCTACGAATGATGGGGATTTGGCGGTAGTCGTATCACCAACGGTACGGTTTGCCCACGGACCTTCTTCAATAGAGAACCAAATACCGTTTGTTGTATCACTCATTCGCTTCATAACAAAAGGAGTGGTTGTCTTGTCAAGGACGTAAGTGACGCCCGGAGCAACGCATTCTGTCCAAATACCATTGGCATCAGCAGTCGCTGCGGTAAACTTTACGTAATACGTGTTCCCTTTGACCTCTGGGTCTGGGTTGACAGCGATCACGAAATCAGCTGGTGCTTGTACTGGTAAATCAGACAGCCGTGGGACTGTGTCCTTGCATGCGATGAGGAATGAATCACCGCCAGAGTCTGTCGCCTTAACGGTGAACTTGGATGTACCGGTTCCAAAGATATGAATGGTTGAGCCGTAGCGGACTGCGGTAAAGCTTAAGCCCGGTGTCCACTGACCACTGGCGGCATTGATAGCCGCCGTGAGTGTTGTGGCAGTGTCATCGGTTTTAATTGTTCCTACTTCACCAGCGGGGGCAGTACCGGAGCCGCTATAAGTAGCCACAGAGAAGGTCTTAACCATATTGGATGAGTCCTTCATAGTAATGATGTAGTTAGTCTTGTAGTTTGCCTGTACTACAGTCACAAGTGCCTCATCAACACGAGTCGTTGTCGTAGCCGCTGTCATGGCTACATTCTTTGTCTTATTGACAATGAATGTGTAGTCAGCGACTGACAGGCAATCTGATCCGATATACCCAGACCCTGCCATATAGGACGTCCAAGAGGATAACGTATTTGCTCCGTATACTCCTCCCCAACCAACGCTGTATGACGTCCCGTTTAAGTCATATACTGTGGGAACCTGATTATTGTTTATTTTAAGAATATATCGCTCAGTAGTATCTCTTTCGATGAAATGAAAACGAGTCTGATTACTGTTATTCGGAGATGCTTCCAAAGGACATTGGAACTTAGTCGGAGGTCGCTTTGTCAAGCCATCGGTAGGGCTTGAATAAGCATTCAGTTGCTCCGATCCCTGACTTGCCAATCTCATTTGAGGAGGTTGTTGAGATACCCCTTGAATAAGGTTCGCTACAGGGATCGACACAATCATCGACTACGCCGCCTTTGGTAAGTGACATAATCATTGTCAAAGATATTGCAATCAGCTTGCTCACTCTCGAACTGAAGGAGAGAGAGATAGGCTTGTGACTCCTCTGATTGAAGCATGGCTGCACGCCCCTGCTCGCCCACGAGACGCTCGAAGAAGGAGCGTGACGCACGCATGACGATATACCGACGTGCTGGTTCAGGTAGATCAACAAACTCCAACCACACCATTACCTCAAGACCGGTGATGCTTGTTGTGAATACATCAGTATTCCCTGTGCGGTTGAATAGATACGCACCCCGCTTCATGTAGTCGTAGTCAGCGTGATCGACAGTGATCCAGTTCTGTGGAACTGATACTTTGCCGTTTACATCCTTTGACAAGGTCTGATTGAATACAGTATTAAACCACCAGCCACGGCTTTGAACCTCACGACTTACCTCTTCGAGGATGTTCGCAGCGATTGCGGTATCAGCAGACCTAGCTCCGTCCATAGAGTTAATAGGTGCTTCACCGATGCAGGACAACATGGTGTTGATTGCCTGTAGCTCGGATGATTCTTTCATTGACATGGTGTTCTCCTAGTTGTTGAGTGAAGAAGCCACCCACTCCCAGTTAAGGGAATGGGTGGGTAATAAACAAATCAATACATCAAGAAGCAGAAGCAGCGATTTCAACAGCGCATTCTGGACGCAGAACGCCGAAACCAGTCATGAGCTTGCCGAGCATCAAGGTTCCTTGATACTCAATCTTCCGCTCCGACTCAGTCACGACGTCATGCTTTTGAACGCAACCGACGGCTTCACCACGACCGATTACAGCAAGGGTCTTGCTAAAGTCAGCGATGTAACCGTGTCCAGAACCAAACGGATCATTCTTAATAGAATGATTTGGCATGGTGACGTCACCAGCCGCCGTTGTTCCTGTCTTGCCCTTATCACCAGACAACGCACTGTAAGCTGCGTTAATGGTCTTTGGGAAACCAGTAGCACCGTCAGCATCAGCCGTTTGATCAACTGCTGGAATAAACGCAGATTTAATCAAACGCATACCAGCCAGTTCGTGAATAATACCCTTAGCATAGTTGCCATTGCCTTCTGAGTAATCACGACTTTGTACGTACTGATTGTTTCCCGAAACCAACTTCCAATAGTTGGTTGGGTTCAAGATAATAAAGCGATCCTCGGAAGGAACGTCTTTATTGTCAAGAGCCGCCGCAGCTTCGTAGCAAGAAGTAACAAAGTTAGCCGCTGAGAAAGTAGTACCAGTTTGAGTAATAGTTGTACCAACCAAATCTTGTCCACCTGACGTTTTGTACGTCACGGGACTCGCAGTTGTACGTGCCGCTGCGAGCATGGTCTGCATAGCAGCCTTGTCGAAGTAGTACGCCAACTCACGAGCAATTTGTGTGGCAATAGGACCACGTACATCCCAGTGATTCAACATGTCATCAATGTCGGCAACGAAAGCTGACGAAATCAACTGACCGTCGATGTTGAGAACACGTTCAGCGAACTTCATATCGCCTACGTAACCGTTAGCGGTTTCGAGGAGATTCTGTCCGGGGACGTGGAACTTAGCACCGAGCGAGCCATACAGCGGGAATGCTGCGGACTTGCCGACTGAGATTGAGCGAGTGGTAATCAACGGCTTCATGACAGTCTTTTGCTCGAAGAGACTCAGCACTTCGCCGCTAAAGACTTTGAGGAATAGAGACCACTTGTCAGTGGCTCCGTTCAGTGATCCCGAACGGGACGCATTAGCATCTGTAGTACCCATTGGATACTCCTTATTAAAAATAGAATCAAAACTGTTGGATGAATTAGCCGCTCAAGGTCTTGTCAAGAGGACGTTGTCAACGAGTGTCCGGCGCACCGGGTCGTTCAACTGTCTCAGACGTTTCCGTAACGGAAGCCACCCACCATCCAGCGGGGAGGGTGACTTTAGATTTGGACAGGACACGTGTGCCGTCTTCTTGGACGACATACACGTATGCCTGAATTGGTTCAGCGAGTTGTACAGGAGTGCCGTCAGGGACGATTAGTACGTCCGGACTGGCGCAGCTTGTCAAGAACAGCCCTGCGAAAGCGATCCCTACGTCCACCAGCAGTAGGGTCAGCATTGATTGCTTTCCCACGCTGACGTGACAGGGAGTCGAAATACGCAAGGAATGTCTCTAGGATTGGTTTAAGCCATCCCCACATTATGCGGTTTTCTCGGCATCCTTGGCAAGGATTAGACCAACACCAGCGGTGATCGCTGCGATGGTTGTACCTACATCAAGGGAGGTTGTTGGATCATTGTCAATCAATGCTTTCACAGCAGCACACACGGCTACAACGATTGCGATAACTCCGGTAGTTGTTGTTTTCCAGTTGGTTTTCATAGTGTTTCCTTAGTCGTTAGTGTTTCCGATTCGGCGAACAACCTGAGCACGGTACGCAGGGTCTTTCGCATAGCGAGGGTCTTGCATGGCAGCCACCATCTCTGCTTTAGAAGCAAAGCCGACGTCAGCTGAACCACGTTTACCTTCGATTGTTCGATCTGGTCCACGTGAGTTCTCTGCTCGGTAGCGAGCCATCAGTGACTTGGCAGCAAAGGCAGCTTTCTTAGAGTCACCTTCTTGCACGATCTTGTTGTATTGCTCAACGTCATCAGCGGACATGTTTTGGCTTGCCCAGCTGACAACCTCTTGATAGGACTCTTTGCCGCCTACTTCTTTGTAGATCATTTCTTCGGCAGCGGCTGCGGTGCTCTTGCGACCCTCGACATAGGAGTCAACGAGGTCACGAGAAACACCTAGCTTCTCAAGACTCGTGTAGGAGTCTTCTGAGAGTTGACCGCTGGTCTGGTATTCACTCACAAAGGATTGGAACGTTTCCGTTGTCAAGCCCTTGGGGGAACCTTCAGGAATCTGCGCTGGAGGAGGAGTGTCCGATTTAGGAGCACCCATCTTTGCTTGCAACTCTACGTATGCCTTCTCAAGGTCAGCAGCAGAGTTGAACTTTCCTGCAAATACTTGATGAGGGTCTTTGATAACGTCGAGATCAGACGTGTTCTCTTGTGAAGAGCCACGTGCAGTATCAGCTGCTTCGGCACGGGCTAGGTATTCAGCGTCTTTGGGACCAGTTGAGCCAGTTGGCTGTGAAGATAATGGGGCTTTTTGTTCACTCATTGTGGGGGTACTTCTCCTTCTTGTTGTGGCTGCCCTGCTTGAGCAGCACCGACTTGCGCTCCAGCCTTAATAAGGGCAGGTGCAATCTGTGTTTGTGCGGCTTGTGCTTGAGCCTGTTGTTGTTCTTGTTGGACTTGTTCAGGACTCTTGACGATTCCTGCCGTATCCAATCCAAGAGCTGCCGCACGAGCAGCCATGTATCCAGTGACATTCAGGTACTGAGCGATTGCTTGTGGTCCAAGCGTCTGCCCAATGCCTTGTACGAATGCGTCTAGTTTTGTGAGTTCATGTCCACGACCAAGCGCATCAAGACCAGTGATGATCACGGGTCGGACGATGCCTTCGGGAAGCTTTCGCATGCGCCCCTTCTTCTGCATTGTGGAAAGAGTCACACGAATAATCGGTAGTTGAAGATCGAATGCAAGAGTGGAGAAGACGCCGCCGAGGGTGTCTTCCAGTTCCTGCGCCATGAGGCGGACTTCCGTAGCAGTTACCCGCTCGGCGTCACGTTGCACGGACGAGCGAAGCATGAATGCGTTCTCTAGTCGTTGCTGAATACTTTGGGCAACACCTTGGCTAACCTGAAAATCAGCATATTTCTCCAACTGAAGAACAGTGACGTCCTCTGCGTTACCTGATTTAATAGCACCGTTGGGTGCGTTCTGTACGTCGTAGATTCGGGTTGTTCCGTTTGGTTTGACAAGGAATAACACCCGGCTTGCAGCCAGAGAGAAGTCGACGATGGCTCTTGTCAAGGACTCCAGACTGCGGAGATCGCCGAGATATTCCTCTACGATTCCACGTCCATAGTTCTCCATGCCAATGCGATTCCAACGAAGAGCGATGTAAGGAAAGTCTTCTGGGAGGTAAGAAGCATGTGTGCCTTCGATTTCCACCCCGCCAATCTCTTGACAACACTCGTATCTGCCTTCCTCTAGACAGCATCGTGTGAAGATTTCTACCTCTTTGCCCATTCTGTTCTTCTCTTCATTTGAAAGAGAGTCATAGATTTCGGTTGAGAGTGCTTCTTTAGAAACTGTCTCTTTCAGAATGAGTTCGGTGACGACGTCGTGTACTCGCTCTACTACAAATTGATCAAGCGAGAAGAAACGCCAACCATTCTTTCCCTTGATGTCGTAATGAAGTAGACCGTTGCCGCCTACGACTAAGTGTCGCAGTGCTTCAAAGAGCACGGGGCGGATGGGGTCTGCTTCCAGCTCCTCCACAATACTGCGTTCCATCTCGGAGAAAGCCAAGTCGAGTTGAGCCAACATGTCGGCAGACTCGGCTTGTCGAACAACTTCACGGTTGATGGTGAAGCGGAAGAAAGGTGTATTCGGAGGAAGTAGTGAGAGCAGTAGTTTGCTGGCAAGGTTGTTGACAGCACGTGCACCAAGCGAGTTGTATGGTGTAGGCAAAACCGTAGCAGCACCAGAACCTTGTGGTGGAAACAGAAACGGAAGGGTCAGCTCAGAGCACTGGCGTGCTCGGTCAATGTAAGAAAAGCGTGAGCTTTCCATGGAAGTCCATTGACTACGGGCAGACCTCTTATCGTCTTTGTCGTGCATCATTAGGCTCCGGGGACGTTCACGCCCGTACCTCGCATTGGAATGACTAGGTTGTCATAGCCGCTAGTTCCACTACCACTAGCACGAGCAGCCAACGCAGCACTTGGACGAAGTCGGTCATTCATCTTCAGGGCTGGAGGTGGTGGCGGCGGAGGTGGCGGTGGTGCTGGCGGAATACTAGGTTTTGACATGCACATTGTTTTGGCTTTCTAAGGTGGATTCAAGGAACTCGATGACCGACCAAGCTCCACGACGGAGCCAGATTTCTCGATCTAATTGACCCACTTCGGGTATAGGGATAGGGAAGCGAGCCTTCAACGAAAGCACTAAGGCTTCAGTTATAAAAGGCATTTCGGTTGCTTCGCTACCGTAGGCTGTACCTGCGTTACCCAACCTTCACCTCACCGACGTCGTCGAGTTCTTTTGGCAAGACTCCTTGAGCGATTGCCGCAGCAGTCCAGAGGTATGCGGCAATGTTCCAACGGCTTGCCAAGAGATGAGGCTCGTCACGGTAGCCCATCATGTGCTTCGTTAGGTGGCGGAGGGCTGAGTCCATGTATCTTGACAAGGGCTGACCCCTCTCCCAGTTACGGTCACCATACTTAGCGGCTCCCATCTCAATGAACTTTGCATCGGCTTCGATGATGTTCCATGGGAGCAGGTCAAAGCGACCCTTGCCCGTGCGAGTATCTCGTTGACTGCCTGTTGAGAACTCTTGACGCTCTCCACTGTCCTTGATTTCAGGGATTTCTTCCCCAGTTGAATCAATGAATGTCATATTGCCACTTTGGATTTCGGACGCCATAGTCGTACCTCTTTCGTTTTCTTGTTGTAATCACCATGTCGAAGGATGTAAGCCATACGAGCTTGCTCGACTGCTACCGCTTCATTGAGACCAGCCTTGACATAAGCCTCAACTACAGCGTCCCAGCCGCCTTCCACGATCTTCTCTGCACGCACGTCACCGATTCCGGGACAGCCGGGATAGCCGTCAGTCCTGTCACCTGTCAGTGTTTGCATAAGATGTTGTCTGTTTGCGTCAGCCAGAGAGACCTCAACGATCCCTTGTTCTGGCTTTGACGGGTTGTAGTAACGTCCCGGAATAGTCTTCATGTCCTTGTCAGCGGAGACGATCACGGCTTTCTTCTTACCAGTCGCAAGAATGCCCATGACATCATCAGCCTCAAGATTCTTCCACTGCTGAACGCTCCACGTGTCAACGATATACTGACGGAGTTGATTAAACACCGTTGGTTTACGGACACCTACACGGTTGTGTTTATACTGTGGGTATACGTTCTTGCGGAAGTTCAGTGAATCACTGAGGCAGACCTTGAAGTCCGTGCCTCCAAGTGTCTCAACAAACTCCACAACGTCCACGTCAACACGTTGCTTGGCTTCCTTCAAATCAGAATGCAGTGTCCACATGTCATCACCCCAGTGGATTGCCTTCTCTACTTTGGAGGCAACGGTATAACAAAGGATGTCACCATCAATGAGGATTAACATTCGTCCCCTGTTGCACTAAGCACGAGGTTCTTAGTGTGATCGAACATGATCGAAGCCAGACCAACAACCTCTGGGGCATTGCCCTTCGTTTCGATTGTCAAGGCATAGCGATGCTTGTCACGGTCGATGTATCCGCAGTAAATGAAACAGCCGAAGCGAACTGTTAATTCATCAAACAGTTGTTTGGTTGTAATGAAAGATAGAGACTCAGACATAGTCAGTCCTTTTCAGTTTGCGTAGGTGTTGCTCAATCGCAGCACGCTTCGCAGAGCGTGGTGGATATGACCTGTATAAAAGAACAAGTTCCGCCTGTGGCTTCTTCTCGATTAAATATGGAAGGACTGATTCGCAGCACTTCACGGCGTTTTCTCCGTAGACGTCCCATTGGTATGAGGTTCTGCGGTTGCCCTCGGTTGTTGACTTGATATAAACTCTTCCGCCAAACTCTTGGCACAAAGCGGACAGCATCCATGGGAAGCAGTTTGAGACAGAGACTCGGATGCCTCCGCCGACTGGGGCGAAGGAGCCTTCTCCATCGAGGTAGCCCGCAATGTAAGCCAGCCAAGTAGGGCGATCAATGCGTCTCGCTCCAAGATCGACCCTGTCGATATTCGCCATCGAGGTGGATACGGAGGCAGTAATACTCCCCTGCATCTCGGATGGATTTGACTGCGGCTTTACCAATAAGTTCCGCCACGGTTGGCTTGCACTCGATTTGGAACTCGTCATGAATCCAACCCACGATTGAATAAGCTTTGCCGAAACATAGACCCTCCTTGGTCAATTCGTTTGTCAAGATGCACAACGCCTTCTTCATGACAACAGCTCCGGCTGATTGCAGAAGAGTGTTTAACGCAGAGTGCGGAGATCGAATAGGCAGCCGGCGTCCGTCAAGACCAATGATGAATCCTGATTTGGCTTTCTGCGTAACTGCTTGCATCAGCATTTTGTAAGCCGGCAGATTCTTCTCGAAGGACTTGCGGAGAGCAGCACCACGCTTGTCATCCCCACCAACAACTGATCCCAGTTTGGTATCACCTGCTCCATAGATCATTGCGTAGATGAGAGTCTTGCTTGTGTTGCGGTAGCCCTCTAATACTGGATCATGCTTGTCACGTTTCGTGCCAGCCTTGACAAGCCCGAAAGCCTGAGCATTCTCCCAGTGAATATCACCGTCTGTAACAATCTTTCCATACACACCGTCGTCGAAGCGAGCAATGAAGTGGGCAAGGCAGCGGAGTTCTAAACCACTGGCATCAGCACCAACCAGCACCATGTTGTTTGATGGCACAAAGAGAGAGCGGCATTCTGTTCCGTAGAGACTTCGTCCCGCTGGAACTTGCGACATGTTTGGCTTGGAGTGTGTGGCTCTTCCAGTAACAGCACCGTTGGTGTTGATACGTCCATGCAGTCTGCCGTTCTTGACAAGCTTCAACCACGACTCATCGCCTTCAGCAACTTGTCCAAGTCGCTTGACAATGAGGAGGTATTCGCAAAGGAGTTTGGCTTCGGGGTACTCCATGTCTTGGAGTACAGACTCATCAATCTTCGGCTGACCTGTAGGCGTTGTCTCGGTAGGAGTCCATCCGTACATTGACTTCAACACACGAGCAATCTCTTGACGAGAGCCGGGGTTGAATGGGATTGTCTTCACCTTCGTCTTCATTTGAATTACTTGTGGAGGGAAGACACTGACTAAACGTTCCTTCAGTTCTAGCTTTTTACACAGCAGGACTGCCATGAGTTGGTCAGCAGCAGCGGTGTCGAAAGCCCAACCGTTCACCTCAATCATCTTGCATATCTGTGCAACGGAAGTCTCAAGCGTGAATACTTCTTGCGGAGTGTTGGCACATTTAATCTTGTTATAAAGTGCAAGCGTCACGGCAGTGTCCTGCTCGCAATAGTTCTGCATCTCAGGAGTCCACGTAGCAAAGCTCGTTGCCTCGAACTCACTCTTCAGTGTGCCCATGCGTACACCCCACGCCTTGAGCGAATGGCTGCCTATGAGTTCCTTCTTGAAACCAGTGCGCTTGAAGTCGTCGTTGCGGAGGTCAGACCAGACAACACGTGTCATGACAAGCGTGTCTGAGATAAGACATGATGGGCTTGTTATACATCCGAACGATCTGAGAATAGGTAGATCGAAGTTGATTATATTGTGACCTATTACTTCG